AACTATACACCTAGATTTTATAGGAGGACTTAAATATGTGTTGGCCAGCTGTAGCTGTCGTCGGTTCTGCTGTTGTTAGTGGCCTTGCTAAGAAAAGTGCGGCTGATAAAGCTACTAAAGCTCAAAACGAAGCAACAGATAGAGCAGATGCTTATAATAAAGAAGCGTATGAATTAGGAAAGGAACAATTAAGGGCAGATCATGCCCACATGAAAGAGACGATTGATCTCAAAAGACGGAATGAAGAAAGAACAGGTCAGTATTTAGATAATGTAAATAATGCAAAATGGAATTATGATTTACAAATACGTAATGCTGAACAAGATTCACAACAACAACAATTTGTCAGATCTGAACAGTTATATAATCAACATATAAATTTAAACGAACAAAGTGCTGTCAATGCTATTGACCAAGAGATGGTTAGAATGGAAGAGATGCGTAATGAATTTGCATTTGAAAACCATGATCTAGAAATCGAAGCATTAGTAAAGTCAGGACAAATAATTGCTAGAGGTGGTTCAGGTCGTAGTGCAGCTAAAGCAGTACAATCTGAACTAGCTGCTTATGGTAGAGGTGAAGCTATTATGGAGGAATCATTTCTAAGTGGAACTCGTAGTGTGCATTCTGCATTAAAAGAAATAGCCACTGATAAGAGAAGTGCAAATCTATCAGCCTTTGCTAATAAAATGTTAGCACCAGGTCAATTACCTATACCTCCTAAACCATTTAAAACACCAGTCGCTGAGTTTCATTATCCAAGAGATATTCAAAACTTTGACTTCGGTCCTGAACCAGTTGGTGGTTATAGAGCACCTAGTACAGGATGGTTGCAATTTGCTTCAACAGTTGCAGGTAGTGTAGGTTCAGTAAGTGGTGCATACATGGCCAACATGTAGTAACTTTAACAAAATAAACAATGACTAAATACAAGAGCTACGGCTCAAAAGGCGGTCGTT